TCAACGGTAATTAAACTTTCAGAATTTGCACTGTCATAAAAATTACTATCAGAACTTGCTACTGTTATTTGTGTGTTATCAGCAATATCGCCTGTAAAAGTGACTTGATTATCATTAACAAATATTGATGAAATATCATTTATTTCGCCCTCACTTAAAATAATCGCCATGTATAAATATTGATTGTCAGTTCCAGATGTTTCTAAAAACACAACATTACCACCAACTTTTCTTGTTCCATAAACTATCGGTATTGAGGCATTGGCAGATATTTTATTTACTAATACTCCCTTTGCGTTAAGGTCTTGTTGCATATCCCCATAGTCAGGAATATCGGGCATAGGATAAAGCCAACCGACAAAGTCCTCAACAATATCGACAATCGCATCAACAACGTCTAGTACAAAATCGGCTACTTCTTCAAAAGGATTCCAGCCACCCATTTATAATAACCTCCAATTACAACCCATATTTTCAAATCCAAGTTTTTGAAATACAGGGTCAATGCCTAATCCAGATGTAATAGATAACACCAAAGGCATATTTTCTGCTTGTTTTTTAACTGATTCAACTATTTGTTTCACTAAATTAAAATTTCTATAATCTTGTTTTATATAAATCATTTGTATTATCATTATTTCAGTTCTGCTAAAAAAATATTCTGATTTATTATACAAACAACAACCAATTAATTCATCAGTATCTAAATCTTTTAATAAAATAATTTTACCTTTTGCTAATATTGTATTTAAAAAGTTTAACGATTTTTCTTTGTCAATATCTGGGTAATTACAATCTTCTAAGTCAAGTTCTTTATATTCTACAAGCAAATTAAAAATATCCATAATATCTTTTTTTTCTGCATAATATTGATGAATGCTCATGTTCTTCCCCATTTAATATCACGAACAGTTAAAGCCGCAAACTCCATGCCCTTATCACTACTAAAAAATCTTTTTTGTGAATTATCGGTAGTAGTTCTACCAGCAGTTTTGCTAAAGTTTCCCCAATGAGAAGTAATACTTATAACTAAATTTGCAGTGTTAGTATTATCTGTGATTTTATATTCGTCTATCGTTCCATAAAATAATAAAAAAGGGTCAGCAATAATCGCACTGTTTGAGTCTAAATATCCTCTATAAATATAAACATCAGCATTGATAATATTTTCATTAAGGGCAACAGCAACGTATGTTTGATCAACAGCTGATAAACTTATTGAAAGAGTGTTTTTTGTTGGTCTATTAGTTTCATTAGCACCTGTAATACTACGCAAGTGTCCATTGGCTTGATACGTTCTTGATGAGCCAGAAACACTAGAAACGATATCAAAAGGTGCATTTGTTAAATAAACAGGTGTTGCAAAACCTATCTCTACTAAAACAACAGGATCAAGATTGCCTGTCGCTAGTTCTGTTTTAACTGCACTTGATAATCCTCTGGGCATTATAAACTTTCAATAACATCAAACTCATATCTGAATATTGGATTACCGTCATTATCATTTTCCCCTATACCGAACTCTTGGACATCGCTTGTTAAATGCACAGTAAAAGGCACAGAATCATATGTGACTGCACTGTTATTTGTTAAAGCAGTACGTAATGGTGGTTCTATACTAACGGTAGCCGCATTACTTGATGATGTCACATCTGCAACAACCATGTATACTTTATCATGGGCAAACTTAATAAAATCGCCAGCTTTTAATCTTCCAGCACCATCACTAGCAAATCCGTCAATAGCAATAGTCGTATCTGCCGAGGAGTGAGCCCCATTCACTAATAAGGTTCCAGTTTCACTACCAAGAGCATCTAGGTTGCTTGGCAAGGTTATGGTAAAACTTTCTTTCCTTGACCTTTGTTTCATAATAAAAGCCATGATTGGGGCAAAATCTTCTCGTTTCATAGGAGGAAATGAAACTGTAAAACTAAATCTTTGTCCTTGTATTTGTCTTCTAAATGTTTTGCCACTATCAGTTTCACTTACTAAAGTTTTCTGATTGTTTTTGATATTTATTGCATTAAAATTTTCACTTGGAAAAGCACCACTCATATAATTGCTACCTTACCTTTTTCATTAACAGCATTGTTTATCATATTTACTATTACACCTCTGCTATTAACTAATAATTCATTAAAACCTCTTGCGTCAACAGTATTGATATTAAAGTTTACTGTCACTTGTTTACCCATACCTAATTGATTATTTGGTACTACAGTTCCAGCTTGATCGGGAACAAATAATTCTGGTCCACTTTCCCCTACTATACTTGTTCTACCAACAGGTGGTCGCCCACCCTCTTCAAAGCCTCTGATTTTATTAACCATACCCATACCAAAAGCTAAAGCACCACCGACTGCGGCAATGTTAAATGGAAAAGGTATTGATGAAAAAGTTTTCAAGGCACCCTCATAAACTGAAATTAATGCCTTTCTTATCGCTGATGCTTTAAACATCTCAACTGCTTTATTGACTGCGGCTTGCACTGCTTGACCTATCAAAGCATTAACAATAGATTTTATTATGGTTCTTGCTAAATCTTCAAACTGTAATTTACCTGTCATTACAAAATTAGTAAGAGTATCAGTAAGTTCTTTAAATGATTCTTTACCTATTCTTGTAAAGTTTTTTTGGATATCGCCAGCCTCTTTCATAGCCTCACCAAATCCCTCTTTGAAACTATCATAAGCAAGTTTTAATTTATTTACTTTTTCCGTTGCGTCCTCTGCACCATCTGAAACACCTTGAACAGGACTGTCTTTGATTCTGTTTGTCATGATTAAATCAATATCTTCTAATATTTCCTCAACCATTGCTCTAAATTTGCCTGATGTTGCGTCCATGTCGTTTACATCTAAGAATTTTAACAAATCAATCGCTTTATCTTCAAAAGCCTCTTTGACGTTATCAATATTATCAATCATGTCTGGAGTAACTTCTTGTATCGCTTTTCCAAACTCTGTAATTTGTCTAGCAGTTTCATCAAAGCCAAGTTTTTTGGCAGCAGCTGCGATTTTTTCTGTACTTGAAACAACAAAATTTAATAGTGTTGCAAAAATTTCTTGTATTTTATTATAAACTCCTGCGATCGTGACTACTATTAACTTACCTTTTGTGCCTAGTGCTAAGAAACCAATTATACCTAAAAATTTTAAATACCCTGGCATAGTATTAACCATTGTTAATAATGTATTTATACCACCAAATATAAAATTAAATGTTGGAGTCACAGCATCTATTATACTTGCCGAACCCAACGCAATAGTTTTTACAGCCTCAACTACTCTATCGCCAAAATGTTTTGCCGCATCTTCTATACTTTCAAAGTTTTTACCGACAGTTTCTTCCATTAACATTGCCGAGGCTTTTAAAAAATCAAATGGTCCAGAGTCCATCACTGCTATTTTAAATTGTAAGAATTTATCGCCTAACATAGATACAACACCGTCAAATGATGTTGCCATTTCTGCACTAGCACCTTGAACTGCTAATGTTCCAGCCCTAAAAGCAGTTATGATATGATCTCTTGATTTTTCAGCACTAATAGCAACACCTGCCTCAAAACCTAACATTTCCCTAACACCTCTTTCTCTAAAAAGGTCAGCAGAATTTATACCAGCAGAAAAAACTCTTTGTATTTGTTCTGACGTTGTTTGAAAATCTAAACCAGTTGCGGCAGCTATATCGCCTGTGATTTGCAAAAGTTCATTCATTTCTTCTGCGTTTTTTGAAACAACTGCTAGATTGGCAGCTCCCCTTTGTATTTCTTCTAGACTAAATGGAACTTGACCAGCAAACTTAATTAAACTTTTAAATGCTTTTTCGCCCTCAGAAACTTCATCAAATAAAAACTTAAATCTTATTTTTAATCTTTCTATTTCTCTAGCAGTATCAATAAAACCTTTAGCAACAAAACCACCACCAAGTGCCGCAAACGCAACCTTTAAATTAAATACAGATGCTTTTAAATTATTTACACCAGCAGTAGCAGTACGCATAGCCATTCTAGTTTTGTCTTTAGCGACTATGTCAATATTTACTTTTTTTGTTGCCATTTATCTTTTTGCCTTTGCTAATCTATCTTGTCTTTCCTTTTCCTCTTGTTGAAGAGTAAAGTAAGCCATCCACATATTAAACTCATATACGGACATTTGCAAGATTTCTGGAAGTGTCTTGTGTAGTTTTTCGCCTAAAGCAAAAATATTGTGTAGTTCTGGATTATTTTTTAGTTTTTTTTAGTGTCTTGAATATCAACGTTTCCTGTGCCCATAATTTTTGTAGCAACATCTGCGATGACATTTGTATCAGCTTTAGTTTTAAAAGCCAAAACATGAGTAGCATTAAACATTTTGTCACCGTCTTTCGTCAATGCTTTTTCTATAATAACATCAATTAAAACGACTAAATCAGTATTTGTAGCACCCTTAAATATTTTGGCTTTCTCAAGCATATTAAAAGGTTTGCAATAAATTGCTTTATCGCCAACTAATCCCCATTCGGGTACTTCAATTATTTGTGTTTCTAATGTAGAAAAGTGATCTTTGATTCCCTCAAAGTAATCTATTTTATTATCTGGCATTTATTATACTGTGCCGATAGTTAGACCACCTGTACCTTGTAAAGAAACTGTTCTTGTAGTTACTCCGTCTAAGGTCACTCCAACAGACATCCCAGTCACAATACCTGTGCCAGAAAATTTTCTGTCGCCTGAATCTGCACCCTCTGGCATAAACTCAAAACTCAAAGAAGAGCCTTGTGTTAATGCTGTTTGACCAGAATCAGTCTCATCAAAATTCATATCAATTGATGCAGTAAATGTACCTCTACCAACTAAATATGATTTCATTGAGCTACCTAGAGCAGTATCTTCAACTACGTCGTGGGTTGTATCAACAGTGAAACCAGTTGCATTACCGATATTAGTTCCACCAACATGAACAACTCCCTCTTTACCGTGATGTGTTGCCATAAATTACTCCTTTTTCTCTTTGGTTAAATCTTTTATAATCTTCTCAGTCTCTTTTGCAACTGAAATATTTTTATTTTTGCCTTGAACTACATATCCCATATTTGTGTAATGCTCTACAAAATCTTGAGATACGGTAATTTCACTTTTACCTTTTTTCATGTGAACGTCTTTAGCCATTACGCACTCCCTCTTGTAAATTCATACATTACACGCACAGTTATTCTTACTCCACCGTAAGGGAAAATAGCTCCCTCATCTGACGATGCCTCAATAATTTGTGTATCCAATGCATTTCCATTTCTAGTTATATCATTATCTAAAGTTTCTTCAACTACTTCAATTATTTGGTTTCTTACAGTATCAATATTACTTGATGTTCCTTTACCAAAAGCAACAATAATAAAATCAATACTACCTCTATAAGCACCCGAACCTGTGACACCAATAGATGCTGGTTCTCTTGTTTCGTCACCAGATTGTATAAACATTGCTGGGAACTGTGCATCACTTAACTCCTCTACTTCAAAAGGTTCTCTTGTAATTTTTTTAAACTCAATAGGACTAGTCACAGCATCAAGTTTAGTTATTATATCACTAGCAATATTTTCTCTTTTACTCATATTCTTACTTGACTAAAATAAAATGTAGCAAACTCTGCCTTTAATTTATCAACTTCTCTATCGCCTATTGCAAAAAAAGGTCTTACTGTTTTACGTTTACCTACACCTAATTGATCGTGCCTAAATGCTATCTTTTCTCTTTCTTTATTAGCGAACAACAATGTATTTTTAAAACCACGTTGTCTAAAATCTAAACTACGAAACATTTTACCACTGCTTGTTAAATCAACATGACCTACTTGACGGCCAGCTTTTTTTCTAAGTTTTTTTGTTTTTTCTGTATAGGGTATAAATCTGCCACCGTCTGGTAGTTGCCCTGATTGTGTTCTTTTTGTAATCATAAGAACAGCCATATTTGAAACTCTATTTAATGATGTTTTTATTGCTTTGCTTTGTCTTCTGCTTATGCCTTTCAGCATATTAGAAACAGAAAGAGTATTAACTTTTACTTGTAAATCCATTATCTAACTAATCGTAGCATGTGTAATGGTTCCTTTTCAGAATCAGAAACTGTCCCTCCTCCATCTTCATCGTATTCAACCCCATCCCTTAATACAGCCTGAAACTCTTCCTCATATCTATCTCTATAAAAATCTATTTGAACTTGAAAAGTATCTTTACCCTCGCCTGTATCTGGGTCTCGCCATTTAGTTAATTGAGGGTAGATGTATTTCCATAATGCTAAATAAACTACTGATAACTCCCATTGTGACGGTGTTAATTTACTATTGGTCATTTCAACAGTAGTTATTTTTGTAATATCTTTGTATCTTACTTGGTGTCTATAACGTTCCCACCATTCCTCACGGATTCTCCTTAAAACATCATTTTCAGCAAATTGTATATGATCGACAAACGTACTTATACCAAACCCTAATATGTCTGGTTGAATCTTTTGCAAATGTGTATTTTGCACACTAAAGACCGTAGAGGACATTATTTTTTAGTTTTTTTCTTTTTAACTTTTTTTACAACTTGTTTAACATCTGCGACTGGTTCTTTCGCAACTTTTGTTTCTGGTAAAAACCAACCACGCATATTGAATCTTTCAACATTGTTTTCGTAGTCGTGCTTATATCTTTCGATAACATCGCCTTTTTTGTTAACAAGTTTTACTGTTTCTATACTCATAATTTTTTATATCAAATAAGGGGTGGTTTGACCACCCCTATATTGTTAATGATTAGTTTGCTAAAGTATCAGCAGTTAATTTCACTCCATAAGAATCATGAAGTTCGCCAACTCCGAATACTGCAGTCGCAACGATTTCATCTGCTCGTAAAGACGCATCTCTTTGTGTTTCGATTTTTAGATCTTGCATCATCGCTAAACCTAAAGCATCTTGAGAGAATACTGCTCCGATAGAATCATCTGAACCGTCAACAGAAATATTTGAGCTTTCAAAGATTTGAATACCAGCTACGTTTCCTACGAAACCTGATCTCATTGCCTCATTTGAAAGTTCTGTATCTCTACCCACAAATGTATTTGTTAAAGATTTTTTAACATTAAAAATTTGTTTTGGGTGGAACACACCAAAGTATGGTCCTGGTGCATTGTTTGTTTTTAGTTCAGCCGCACATTCAAACAAATCTTGAACTGTTAACTCTGAGCCTGCTCCTGGTCCTTTCTCTGTAGAAAAGCCTGTGAACAATGCTGAAAGATCAGAATCAATTTTTGTTGCAATGCCTTCACCAAATAATCTACCGATATCAGCCGCAACATTTCTTGATGCAGAATTTCTCGCTAAATCCGTTAATGTAGTCATAACACCAACCTCACTCGCAGTTATTGTGACTGAAGATGGATTGACTGCTGTGTTTGAAAGATCAGATGCCTCACTTACAGCTGCTGCTGAAACTGTTGAATAAATCGGTACTTCTACTGATTTACCACCACCAGCAATAGTGTAATTACGGACAAGACCTCTCATAATGGATTGCTCGCTTGCAACGAACAATGCCTCTGCAACGATTTCGGTATATAGTTCCGATATCGTGCTACTTGTCGTTTCGTTAGCCATTTTTTACTCCTTTATGGTTTACGGTTTATTGTTAATAACCGTAGGACTTGAATCTCTTTGCTTTCTGTATTCAGCATATTTTTTCCTGTCCGCAGGGTTATTCATATCTAACTCACTCAGATTGAAAGGTTTACTGAGCTCTGACCTATCCACATTTGACACTGAGCCACTACCACTCGGAGTAGCAGTAACAAAGTGTGGGTTCTGTGTTAAAAACTCATTAACTAACTCGTCAGTAGTTAAAAGTTCCCCTTTATTGTTATATCTTGCTATACCATTTTTATCAAGTATTTCAACATTACCTGTTTCATTAAGTTTTATGTTGTTTTTTAACAACTCAACAACTTGATCTGGATTAATAGCACGATTTTTAGATGCAGAGGAAAGCAAAGATTTATTTATCTTTATATCTTTCAACTCATTTTCTAAACTTGTATATTTCT